CAATTGCAGCTGTTACTCCCTTGAGAGATTCTTCTCTTGCCTTAACTTCATTGGCTTTGGTTTGCTCATCATATTTCTTATCAATATCAGCTTTCTTCTTTTTGAAATCCTCTCTAAGTTTTAACTCATAAGCATTGTATTGTTCTTGAGTAGTATTGCCATTTTTTAAATTATCAATGTTAATCTTTTCTTGCTCCTTGTACCACTCATCCAAATCAAGCAATTCATTCTCTTGGTCAGAATTCAAATATCTCTGCCACTTATTCCTTAACTCTCTCTTCTTAGCCTCTGACTCTGCAATCTTATCAAGCTCCTCCTTGCTATACTTATTCACAATGGCAATCCTTTCTGCTGCCTCCTGTTCATCAATCTGTCTCAATAGCTCTGCATTGCCATGAGCTTGGTCTCTGAGCTTATCATATTTGATGGTTGACTGGAATAGCTCTTTCTCTTGACCTTCCTTCATCAAGTCCAGACTCAATTGGAATTGGTCATCCTCAGCTTTGATTCTGTCCTCATTTGCTTTGCGTTCAATCTCAGCCAATCTCTCAGCCTCTTTCTTGGCTGCCTCTCTTCTCTTCTCAGCTCTGGCTTTTGCTTTATCAGCTCTCTCCTTAGCTGCATCCTCCTCAGCTTTTGTCTCTTCAATTCTCAATACATCAAGATCCTCCTTAGCCTTGACATTTAATTTATATTGTTCATTTTTACTGGTTTGCTCCTTCTTCAATAATTTTTCAACTTCTTTAATTCTTTCTTGATCAACATTTTTTAAACTCTTAAGCTTTTTGATTTCATCCTCATAAGCTGCAATCTTCTCTTTTGACATTTGAAGAATACCTCTTCCTGACTTCAAAGCTGCTTGTAGTCTTTGTTCCTCAATCGCTCCAGTTTCTTTTCCAGCCGCTTGCGCCTTTCTGATTTCAAATGATAATGTATCATCAACAGCTTTTGCTTTCTTTTTTTCTGCTGATATCTTTTTGTTTAGTTCTTTCTCAGTTGCCTCAGTTTTTTCCTTAGCATTCTTTTTTATTTTGGCTGTTACCTCATCATCCTTGACTCCAAAGAATTCCAATGCAGAGACAATTCCTTTCAGCAATGGGATGATTGGCAATAAGGCCGAGACCAATCCCTTTCCAACTGGTCCAAGTTTATTAAACCAATTTATTGTATTCTGAACACCCTCAGTAACTTTATCCCAGTTAGCAATAAGTAAACCAATAGCAACCACAAGAGCTCCAATACCAGTTGAAATCAATGCCAATCTAAACAACTTCATTGCTGTGGTTGATGTTGTTGTTGCTGCTGCAAGACCTACATTGGCTCCAGCTTGAGCTGTTGTTGCTGCTGTATTGGCTAATGTGGGAGCAATGGAGCCAGTCAAGATAAAGTTCTTAGCTTTCTCAAGACCATTTCTAATTTGAATCCCAAGGATTGCCTCCTTATTCAAGTTATTCGAAACAATACTCACAGCATTGACCAATCCCTGAACAGCTTGCAACTTGACCATTGTTTCTGTCAAAGCCTCAGACTCAACACCAGTCAATGCAACTGCTGATTGTATTCCTTGGAAGGCTGCTGCTCCTGTCTCAATTCCACTTAGTGTGGTATCAAGGCCAACAAAGTCTGATGACAAGGCTGTTGTCTGAGCTTTTAAATCTCCAATCTCATCCTTTAATCCAGCTGCATTCCTAATGGCTTGCTGTCCAATGGGAGTCTCAGCTCCAGCTGCCGCAGCAATGTTCTGGTATTCCTTCATTGTCCTGGTCATCTCCCTCATGGTGAGACCACCAGCCTCAACTCTGGCATTCAGTTCCTGGAGCTTTTGGTCAAAGGTATCTATGCCAGTATTATCTGCCGCTGTTTTTTGTGTTGCCTTGAGATCTTGATTCAAGTCATTGACAGCTGCATCCATAGCTTGGATGTCCTGAACACTGTTACCAGTGTTGACCTTCAGTGAGAATACAACTGACTTCTCTGCCATTAGTTATTTACTTCGTATTTTGGAAGCTCAACATTGTTAACCCAATCAATGATATCTTGATCTGACCAATCAGATGTGTATGTGTATCCTGGAAAGTCAACACCAAACATTGCAGAAGGTGTTGAGAGTAATACATTTGCTGTGCATGTCTTGTTGATTATGTCATCAACTACTGTTGTGACTGTCACTGTTGGATTGATAATCTCAACATTGAACTGAGGAAATTTATAAGTTGCCATATTATGATAGTGTTGTTCCTGTTACGGTGAAGGTTCGTACTGCTAAATTCGATGAATTTTCGTTTTTGTCTTTTATATTTATTGCCCCTGCTGTGGTTACAGCCCATGAATAAAGTGAAGGAGCAGTTTTCCAAGAAGAAGAAGTGTGAGAAGAATAAGTTTGAACAAAAGCAGTAAATGGAGTATAGCCCAAAGGGTTTGCGAGTTCTCTATTTATTATATTATTCCATTCGTTTACGTTTGCTAATCTCCATCCTGAAGTAAATGGTGAAATAGAAATAGCCAAACAAGTATCTACTGAACTATTCCATCCACCCGAAACTACATTAGTAGCAGTTCTTTTATAGCCAAGCACATTACTACCATCATAAGTTGACCAATCAATGACTATGTTGTTTGTATATGTCTGACCACCAAGCTCATCAGTAAATCTATTCGTATTACCAAAAGGATTGTTACTTGCTAAGACTGTGAATGATGTTGCTCTTCCAGCCTCAAGGTCACCATCATCACCAGTTCGATAAGATGTTGTCTGACCTGTTTTCATTAGTTTTGCTCCAACAGGAATAGGTGTGCAAGTAAAGTCTTGAACAGCTGGCACAGTGACTGGTGTTCCATCACTATCAGTGATAGTAACATCTGGCAATGTCAATGTATCTCCAGATGCAACTGTTGTGTTATAACTGGAATCACTATTCTCCACAATTGCATCGGCACAGGCACCTCCACCTCCGCCGATTTTAAAGTTCAATGCACTGATCATAATACTAATATAACAGATCCAGATGTTAACTTAATTTGACTAAACTTTGCACCATTCTTTGGTCTTAAGATTGCTCCAGCTTTAACAGCAATGGATGAGTCTTGAATGTAATCATCTTTGACATCATCCTCTCCAATCTTTATGTGATTAAATATTGTATCCTCAAGAGCAACAATTGCATCACATGATATTTGAACTCCTGATTCTCCATTAACTATGTATGTGCCTTGTGCTGCTGATAGCACGCTTTGTGAATTTGCCATTTTATATGTTTTTATGGTGGTGTAACTATGGTGGTCTGAATACCCTCTCCTTCTATTATGCGAATCAGTTCGACAACTGTTGATGTATTCTTGCCACTCTGATAGTCACTAACTTTCAACAATCTATACACAACACCATCAATGTTGATTAAATTTCTGAAATCAAGACTATTGATATCTGATGGTCTCAGCATCACTGAGCATGTCACCTTCTTTCCAAATCTTGATATCAATTCCTTGATGAACTTCTCATGATACAGATACAAGTTGTTGGTTGGATAGGTTGATGTGGACCAGAACACATAATCTGGAACACCAAAGTTGAAATCAAAGGAAGGTGAATCCAAGTTGTCCAAGTGACCAACATAAGGATATGATGTCTCATTGAATGGTGTTCCATTCTCATCCACATGAATCCAATCTCCTGTTCTCAATCCTCCCAACTGCACAAGGAATGGCTTGCCTTTTTTCTTTTCAACTAATGTTGTACCATCCTCATTGAACTTAATCTGGAATACTCTTGGAACAGTTAAGTCAGTGAATGTTGATGGTGATGTATCTGGAATGGTTGACAATACCTTTTGGCTAAACGGCAGCTTGAAATTGGTTTCATTGGTTGCAAATTGACTTTGACTCTCCACAATGAATGATCCATATTGTTCTTGGACATCATCAAAGTATCTGCCATTCCAATAGTCATCATCTGTCTCAAAATTAAACTTATAATTCTTAGCACTAAAGTTGATGGTTGGCTCAATCTGTATCTCTTTACTTCTGTCAATCTTATAAGTCCAATCAATTGCATCACCACTGGCATTGTAAAAATCAGCCAATGGCTCTATCTCAAGAATGGTTGGATCAGCAACTGATGGCTTGACATATAAGTTGAACGCTGTGACAAGTCCTTTGAAGAAAACATCACAAGTCATATCTGGAAGAAATGCACCAAGAGATACTGTACCTCCAGCTGTCAATGTTTGTGCTTGCTTTAATATATCCAACTCAGCTGTGTTGCTCACAATCTGTGTCCTCAATCCATTTATTCCAGCAGTCCCTCCAATTAATTGTGGAGTCAAGATAATGTATCTAACTTCAAATGATAAGGTATCATTAATCAATAAGTTTATCTGTCTTGAATAGTCAAAATTAAAGCTCTCAGTATGTCCAGTTGCTTGACCATCCAATGCTCCAGAATATATTGTGTCAAAGGATATCAGAATGTTGTTCTTATACACAAGCAACTCAAGTCTGTAACTGCCATACATCAATGAAGCAGATTGAGTATCTGTGAAAGTCAAGTCATGATCACCATGATAATTAACATTAAACAATCCAGATGATGCAGCCACAAACAACAATGGTGATGAGCTTTGAGCTTGATTCAAGTTGTCTTGAGTCACTGTTACCTCCATGATATCTATGGAGTTTAAACTATTTAAAAACCATATAGCACTATTGCCATAACTATATCCAGATACATTGGTGTTGATGATTGTGCCAGCTCCGACATTGTTATTCTCTGTTGAAAACAAACTATCATTATCAGCCTGAACTTGTGTGATGGTTGGCAAGTCTCCTCCAGGATATGCCATCAGCATTCTCTTGAATCTTTGGCTCTCAAGGAATCTGCTGTCCCATGAGATGCCACAATAATTGAAAGCTCTTGTCAATATATCATAGCAGAATACCTGAGGAGGAATCTGCTCAACTGCAAAGGTGGAAGGAGTAGCACGCGTGAACCCGTAATCAATCAAGCCGTAGTAATACCCTTTACCCTCCCATCCTTGCGAGTCTTGGTTGCTGACAGGAGATCCATTGAATTGTACTATACCTGCCCATGTATCTTGTTGGTTGTCATATGTCAATGCATGGTCATACTCTGAATATCCAAGCTCATTGACCTTAATCTTTGTAAGTCTTGAGATGTAGTCAATCGTATCACTGACAAGAGTTATGTCAAAGGACCATACTCCATCATTCAGCTTGCAGTTCATTAACTGAGCAACACCATTGAACTCAAGCAAGCCATTCTGGTAGTATTGACATTCTGCCTTGATGCTTGGATCAAAGTCAATGAAATCACTATCTGTATTACTTATCTTATCTGTTGCACTCAAAGTATATACACTGAGCATCAGTGATGTGTTGTTCTTGGTCCCTGGCAATGTGATGGTCTTGGACTTATTGCCCTTCCTTGCATTCAAGTCCTTGATGTCACTGATATTGAATGTCAATGGAAAGGGAGCATCTTGACTGATGTCAACAAGCCTCCCATTTATGAATAATTCTCCAGCCATTAGTTAAGTTGTGATCTATATGTGTATGTTCTTTCCAATGTAATCTGCTCCTGTATCAAGCCATCTCTCCTCCTTGTCTTGAGCTGATAGCTTGTGTTGGTTACTTTGACTGGCTCGAATGCTGTCCCATCCTCAACCTCAAGATATACTGATGGTGATTCCATCAAGCTACTTACCAGCCATTGTTGAACAGACTCGTATATCCAGTCAGAATTCAACAGCAACTGATCTGCTGATGTCTTAGCAAAGTCAACCTTCTCTCCTTGATAAAGAGGATAGGTGTAGCTTGTATCTTTCCAGACTCCTTTCTCTCTCTGATAGCCATAAGATTGTACTGTGGATGAATCTGTTGAAACCAATGAGAATGTGAATGAATCCCAAACACCATACTTATTCAACCAATGTAATCTCCTTGTCTCATATCTCTTGCACTCTCTGTCCATATAAACTCTGAACACTTCACCTGATCCAGAATAACTTCCTCCAGTTTGTGCTCCTCTTGGTGTCAACTCATAATAAACACAATCATCAAAGTCAGTCTGTGTTATAGCTGTGTTGGCAATGATTGCCTGAGGAGATGCATCAACAACAGGAAATTGATTGGCTGTGAATGCCTCTGTATGTTGAACAATGATTGTGTTGTTGGCATCATACAATCTGTATCTCACTTGGAAATATCCTGGATCACCATTCAAGATGCCCATAAACAATCTCTCATCATTGCCAAGGAAATACTTTCTATCTCTTGGCCAATCAGTCAACCATGTGACTCCACTGCCAGAATTTGGATTACTGGTTGACACTGCATGATCTAAATAATCCCATGCAATAAAGTCCTGATGTCTTAATGCTGCATTGATAGCATACAGAGTTGAGCTTGTCTCATCATCATAGAGCTGTGGTACTGGTGAGCCATACTTCTCATAAACAATAATGTAATAGTCATTGATGGCCATGTCATAGAATGTCAACAATGAGCCATCCACAATCAATGGACTTGACAATGTACTCTGAACAGCTTCAGATACATCTATCCTTCCAAGAGTATTGAATTGCCGATATACCTCTTGAGTCAATCTCAATGAGCCGTTGATGTATACCTCAACAATAAAGCTGAAATTTGCTTGTGCAGTCTGATCACTGCTAAAAGTGAAAACCAATGGATTGCCAGCTGGTGCAATCAGTTGTGGTTGATCATATAGTGTTATTGCCATTCTTTGTAAAATTAACTTCAAATAGTAAACCAGTGAGCTCTGCCAAGTCTTTGCCTATCCTCTCCAGAACACTATCATTGATGACATTCTCAGTGATTCTCTTAGGCTGCAATCCTCGTTGCTTGATGTTGGATGCCACAGCATAGGCATGACTCATGTCCAATCCCTTCCATTGACTGATGGCTGTTGCCATGTTGTGAGATACTCCAGGATAGTTGAATGAGAATTGACTCCCATAGTTGTTGGTCCCAACAGCATTAACCCCTTCATCAACAAATGGATAGTAATCATCAGCCTCTAATCTGAATGACAGCTGTCCAGTTGGAACAGGAATGATTGACGCTGCCAATGCTCCTGTATTACTGGCAACCTTCTTGGTGTAATCTCTGAACTCCTCAGCAAGTTTATTGGATAGCTCAATGATAAACCTATCATAAGCATTCTTTGGTTGCTCAGCATCTTGAGCTGATATCCCAAAGTCATCAAGAAAATCAAACTCTGCCATTGCTTAATATGCGTTTTTGTTCGTTCTCATCAACGATTCTGAAATAGTTCATCCAGAACAATGTTGTCACATAAGGCTGTTGTGTAATTTTCGCCACACTGACTCCCATTTCTTTGGATAGTCTATGAAGGATAGTTGTCCAACTAAACCACTCTGAATCTTTAAGTCCTGTTCCATCATCATCATTTCCATCCTCTGCCTCGCCATCTGTATCCCTAATATAGCGAGCTTCCGCTTGTGAGATAAGTCCAAAAAAAAACTGAAGAAATTTAAGAACTCATCACCAGGGAAATGCTCTTTGAATTCCTTGTATCTGTTGTCATTAGGATTGAGCACTCTTCCTCTGTCATCCTCTTGGCAATACTCCATCCCCTTCTCAACATACATGATTGCCAAGGCTTGACATGGATCCTGGCTGATGTCCTCAATAAGCTTCAGGTCAATGATCTGACCAGTTGACACATGAGCAAAGTTTTTCTCAAAGCAATATGTCTTGCCATTGATACTAATCTCTGGCTTAGGCTCTTGATACTTATAAGTCACCAATAGTTGCAGCATGTGATTGGCTGCCACTTGGATGGATTGTATATCTGCTCTCTTTATCTTGTTGATTGACTCACCACTGAATAGACTGAGCAATTGACATTGGAAGATTAACAGCTGTGTGATGTCATCCTCCTTATGTGCCTTCATTGCCTCAGCCATCATGAGCCATCTGGTCATCTGGTCTGGTGTGCATGCACTTATGCTTGTTGGTAGTTTTATGTCAAGTTGTTTCATACTCTCAAAGCCATGTATCTTCCTTTATTCGTGAATTCCTTTCTGCTGTTCCAAGCCAATGCAGTTGAGATGACTCCATCATCATGCAATCCAGCTGGTGCAGAATAACTCACGTTCCTGGTATTCGGATTGTAAATATAGGAAAAATTATCAAGCTCATCCAACAACCATTGCTCATTGATAATTGAGATAGCTTTCTGTTCAAATGCAACAGCCAAGTCCTCAATGATGATTGGCTTTGTTTTGGAGCTTGTCACAAATGGATGTATCAAGTTACGGCATCTTGACTGGAGCATCTCAAAGAACACATCACCTTGATTGTTGACCTCAACCAATGTCACAGCATTGTATTGCTTAATCAACTCAGCTACCTTGTCAATAATCCTGGTCCATTCATCATGCCTCCATCTGTGAGCTGTGACCATCTGTCCATCTTGGTTGATGATACTAAGCACAGTGTAGTCATCAGCTCGACCAATGTCCAGACCAGCAAACATCTTCGGAGTCTTGGCTCCTGTGCCAATGCACTCATGAACATTCTTGAAGATACCACTGGCATTGTCAATGAACTCAGCTAAGTACTCCTGTCTGAATACATGGTCAGGCAATGACCTCTTCCTTTCATCCAATTCTCTTGGATCAATCATAGGATTGTCATAGGATGAGAAATGAAAGTAAGCATATCTATCATCATAGTTAGGCTGCATGCATAACCTATGGAAATGATTCTTGCCTTTTGGTGTTGAGATAAAAATAACCTTCTTTCCTTTGACCAAGACTGTTGCACTCAAGACCTCATCCCACAGCTCTGGTCTTGTGAAGGCCATCTCATCCACAACCATATAATCAAATGTATTACCTCGGATGTTGTCTGGTCTCTCACCAGAAAAGAATTCAATTGTGGAGCCAAAGCCATTGACTAATAAATCTGATCTATTGAAAGTGAAGAGCCCACTCTTAGCAACTGCTCTCTCAAGATCAGCAAAAACTTTCTTGCCTTGCTTATATACTGGAGTCACCCAAGCTATGCGGCAACCTTTATCATTGATGGCCCACCACAACAATTGGTTGATGCCAAGCAATGTCTTGCCAAACTGCCTTCCAATGTTGAGAGCATAATACTTCTCATGGCCATGGTTGATGGCATCATGAATCTCTCTCTGTTTGTCATGTGGCTTGTACCCTTTGACTGTACTCATTCAAAATCGAACTTGTCTACATTCTTGGTCTCAACTTGTTGGCGATCATGCATGCCGAATTTATTCTTGGCATAGAATATCCCCTTGCCTTCATTGGCCACAATGTCCTTTCCAAGAGCAACAAACTCCCCCTCGATGTTTTTAATAGTGTGTGATTTCTCTTTATTCTCTCTCAGCCAATCATACCAAGTTCTCCTATGTATTAAGTTCATACCCTCTCTCAAAGGAATCCATATATTGAGAAAAAAGTCAATTGTTGGAATATGTCTATCTGGAATCTGAATAACATCCCCTCTTGGAGATATTGTTGACTTTGTATTGTTCAAGCATTCCTGGACATATATCCATGCCAGTTCTTCTAACTTATCAACTTGTTCTGGAGTATACGCCATAATTGGACATGATTTATCCTAACCAATATATCAATACATTAGTCAGTTTTATTACTATATATTATTGTTCGATTAATTACAATACTTAACATAAAAAGTATATGGCACCACTTTCAACTTCACCAGGATCCAGATAAGATGCTTGTATTTCTTAAAGTCATATCTGTCAAATTCTGACCTGTCTCTCTTTCTGATGTTCACCAGTCTTAGCATCCTCTCAGCACTTGAGCCAAGTTTGGTGATGTCAAACTCTGACTTGATGTTGAACTTCTCTCTGGCTTGCTCCTTGGTGAGCTTACCACTTCTCACTTGAGCAGCTAAGTAAACAATCCTTTTGTCAATGTCAAACTTCTCAGGCAGAAGGAATGAGCCCACGAATTCAGTGTAAACATTCTCACAATGCTTACCTCCGTAATCTTGCCAGTTGATAAGTCTCTTCATCTCAGCCTCCATTGTGTCTCTGTCAAATCCATAGTGAAATGGTCTCACATTCTTGATACCCATTGCAGCATAGAATAGTTGATCCTTGAATGTGAAGAGAGGATAGTTCTGGAGTCTGAGTCCAGAATACTTGTTGTAAACTGATTGGATATACTTTGCATCCATGTATGTCCATCCCTTTGGTGTTGAGCCTTCTGTCCTGAAATCATGACCATTTAGAATGTATTTGATGTTGTATTTGAATGCTGTGTCATACATCAGCTTTGTCATTGCTATGTCGTTTGGTATATCAGCATCTGGTGTGCCTGCCCAAAGGAATGCATCATTAAGTCTATCATACTCCTCCTTGTTTACAGTGTATGTGATTGAGTCAACACCTAAGAGCTTGACCAACTGAGTCATATTGTGAACAGCTTCTGGAGCATTCCAATGATTGTCAAAGTGAATG